ACCTTTGCTTTATCAAGTGCCATGATTATTCTCCGAATGTCGAACTTGCGGCTTCAATTGCGATGTAGTAAGTGATGTCAACAGTCTTGTGCTTGAATCGCGCAAGACCTTTCTTGGCGATTGCAACATCATACGAACCTTCAAGCAACTTGAAGTTTTCGACTTTCATAACGACTTTGAATTCTTTACCATTCTCAGCCGTGCCGATTTCAATCTTGGACTGATCAGCAGAATCATCCTTCACGTCGGTAGCAATGAAGTGAATCGTGGAACCATCGCTCTCAAATACGAAGTTTGGTGAGCCAGAGATGCCCGCACTCTTGCGCATCCAATCGAGATCTTCTTGCGAGAGACTGAATGAACAATCAGGATCACCAAACGTGATCGCCTTCTCAGGTGGAGTCACAATAACTTTCGGCGAACAATACTTGATGTAATCAGACTTCTTGTTTGCACTGATGTTGAGTTTGTCATCATCAAACGACAACTCAGCATCCTTATACAAGGAGACTTTTGCCAAGAGTTTATTCAAATCATAAAGAGCGAACTCTTTTGGGAAACTCTCACCAACAGTTGCTTCAACGAAGATTGTCTTGAGGGGAGAGATAGTTTTCAAAGTATTGCCAGACTTGAATTGCAAACTTTGATTAATGCCTGAAAAGTTTTTCAGGACTTGCACAGTATCATCAGAAAGTTTCATAATTAACGACCTCATTTGCTTCAACACGATTATTATATAACGAATCAACCAACTTGTCAACCCTCACGGTCAACTCATCTAACGAACAATTATTATCCATCACAATATCATAATGTGCACCAATCCAAGCCCACTCACTAAAGTGAACTTCTGGATAAGCATTGCGCATTATTTCTTGTTTGTTATAAAGATTGCATTCACGAGCAAGACTGTACCATTCAGGATCATCACCACGACGAACGCGAATAACTTTGCCGCCAGATTTCACAATTGCATCGATTTCATTTGGGAAACGAACATCAGCAATCACATAATTATTCCATGGTGATTGCTCGCAGCGACGCATTACAGTATGAACCCAGAGGTCAGGGTGAAATACATCCCGCCCTGCCTCTGTGCCCATTAGCTGGAGTGCTAATCTTGGCGAAAACTCACGACCGAGTTTTTCTGACCACCATACGTCTGGTTGTTCACGCCATGCTCTTGATTCAGGTGTGTTACCTTCAAGCATTTCGCGATTCCAACCAAATATAATCGAGCAAGCATCTTTCAGGCTGTTCGCATAACTTTCTTTGAAGAAATCATGACGTTCTACCAAGAGATCTGCAACTGTGCCTTTACCTGCTCCAATAAAGCCAACTAAACCTACGATCATACAATATTAGAGAGTGCCAACGTAATTAGCAACTGCTGGCATATCACCAGTGAATGCATATGTTCCGATGTGATGAGTCTTCATCCATGGGCAGAGCCAAATCTCACCACCGATGTTTCTCCACCATTGGCAGAACATATAATCTTCTGAGAGATAACGATCAGATCCACCGACTTCGCGTTCAACGCCATCAACGTTCACTTTACGCTTACGATCAATGACGGTATCGAAGAATGCATGGATATATCGCGAACCGTCAAAGTTGGCTTGACCAACATGATCTGGCTTATAACTGAATTCTGGATATGCTTCTTTAAAACGTTCAAAGACTTGACGCTTAATCATCATATATCCTGTGCCAATTTCTAGAACTTGAATTGGCTCAGCAACACTAAACTTGACAGTACCAGGAGCAGGATTGAAGACGAAATCACCAGCAACCTTTTCCATTTCACCAGGCTCAATATCTGGATGACGCTTGACTGCTTCTTTAATTGCACCCCATTTGATAGACTTCTTTGGGTATGGTCCACCAATGATGTCCTTATCAAGAGCAAGACATGCAATCACATCACGTGGATCGAAATGAATATCTGCATCGATAAAGAGCATATGAGTGAATCCTTCTGCGCGAAGGAACTCATCAGCAAGGTAGTTGCGAGCGCGAGTAATCAATGATTCATTGAAGATGAATGAGAAACGAACTTCAATACCATATTGTCCGCAGATTGCTTGTAAATCTAAACAGGACTTTACATACATGCCATGAGACATGCCACCATACATTGGAGTTGCCACAAATAACTTTTTCTTGCGCAACTCTTCAACTTTAACTTCTAACTGCATAATTATTCACTCCAGTTGTAAAATTTTCTAATATTGTCAATAATCTTAGATTGATCATCGAGGTTTTCGTTGACCATTGTCTCTATATAGTCCATGAGAGTCAGCGACCCCATGATATTCGAGATTTTAGTCTTACGAGAATTTTTGAATTTGTCATCTTGATCATCTTTGCGATCAATGTGACGTTGATCAAGAGTGCTATCCTTAACTGTAAGGATTAGAATCTTGAAATCATTTGGGAAAAGTTCAGAGAGTCTATCCAACATCTTACCATTGAACAAACGATCGCCTTCGAAGATCACATTTACACTATGACCATCTGCATTTGATTCGTATGCAAGATTACTAAAGAACGCAGTAGCATCTGGTTGAACTGCCATTGACAAACGATCTGTTCCTTGAAATACATTACCATCGTCTACATACTTGCCAAGAATATAAAGATTCAATTTCTTGGAATACATAGCATCAAGAAGTTTCTCTGGTTTGACTGTTTGCCAATCGTCAGCCATCGAAATCAATCGAAACATGAGGGTGGTTTTGCCAGTTGCTGGCTCACCACCCATCGCAATCACTCTTACCATAATGCCTCCAAACCTTCCTTAACTTCTTCTTCGTCTTGGAACATCCAATTCATTCTTTCTAGTTTACCTGTTCTCAGGAAATAAGTAAACTTTTCTTTGTTGATTTTATTTCGCGAAGCAAGCCTTGAATCGAGAGTTTCGTTTCTTGCTTGCCACAAAACATTCCATTCAATACCAGTCCAGCCATCACCCTCTGCTTGCTCAATTTCTTCTGATTGACGATCAAGATAATAGCCAAGATAACGTCCATGATGTTCACGAAAGATTTTCTTGAATGAACACAAACAAGTTTCCATCGTAAAGAAATCGATTTGATTGCTCAGTTGAGGGAATCTAGATCTGGTTTCCTCAAGAATCTCTTTGGCGATGCTTTCAAGGTCTGCGCATTCTGCAGCAGTGAGTTTAGCATCATATTTGTCATCTTGCCCGATGGCGAGATGCAAACCATTACGATGAGAACGAGACCCTGCAAAATCGTCAAGCATGAGGCTGTCAGGTACACAGTTAATGCCAGCAGTATGAGTAAGATGCTGAAGGTAAAACCAAGTGGAATAGCGACCAAATTTGTAAAGAGAAGTCTTAAGATTATTCCAAAGATTGTGGAAAGATTGTGTTTCGTTGTCGCCATAATATTTTTCTAGAACCTCACGTTGAGTTTTCTTGCCAATAAATTTTTGGTAAGATGCGAACATGGCAGGCAAGTGACCTTTGTTCCACTTTGTGTCTGTTTGATAGCGCAATCTAGTATAATTACTAGAGTTCCACCATTCGATACGATCAACGGTAGCAAGTTCATAGTCTGGGAATTCATTTTTTAGAACCCATGCAGTTGGCAATTGATAGGTGTTACCATAAAGCCATGCAAGCCAGAGTCTTTCCTCATCATTGTGTTCATAACGATTATGAAGATAGTTTGTCATCCATACCGCTGGATCGCAATCGCCAAACTGCATCGACCACGCATACCAACGAATGAATTGTTCACGACGCTGCAAAGACTTCGACACAACCACCTTTACCTTTTTTGTATACTGCTGCGTGTATTACAGGATCTGAGAGATCATAGATACCATCAGCAAAATTCTTTCCATTGATTTTGAACATACTCAGAGAGCATCCGCTTTTCTGTTTTCCCAAGAACTTAAATCCCATAGACTCATAGAACACAACTGCATCAGGCTCTGCTGAAACACGATAGTAACTGGTGCCAAGACCTTGTGCGCGATCAAGAGAATCTTGAGTAAGCAATCTTGCAACACCCTTACGTCTATGTTTTGCAAATGTATGAAGCAATTGTAGATTGAAAACATATGGAGTTTTCTTCGAACGAGTAGTGATAATCGCGCCAGCCAACTCTCCGCCTTCCCAATACCCAATACAGTACTGCCATTGTTCCTGCATATCTGCTTTCGCTACAAAAGTCTTGGCGAAAGAGTCTGCTTTGTTCTCAGTTATATGCGCGACAAATTCATCGCGACTTGTGTCACACAACTTCATGGAACTCGCGTTTCTTTTCTCCACGTTCCTTTGGATATTTGGTTTGCTGCCAACCATGATACTCATCTAAGTTCCACACAAATGGTGGGAACTTGAACGTATTATTAGCCAGAATCTCGCGAACAGATGATCCACCATTCAATGCTGCGTCTATAAACATTTCAACAAATCGAAATTGAGATTCCATTTCTTCTCGCTTTGTAGTTGAGCGGAAACAACGAAACTCGATTGTACCAGTATGCTTCATGCAATAAGTATTGATGGCGTATCTAAAAGGGCGACCCATTGACACGCCATCTTTTCCAGCAGCATGTAATTTGATAAAGTGATTGAAGTCAGTAGCAAGTTCAATAATATTGTCGCACATATACTCAGGCATTGGGCGACCACCATCAAACTTCAGATACATCTTTGCGCCTTCGCACTGCTTCATCTCAGAAGTTTCGTAGAATTGATAACAGGCTTCAATCGTATCTTCTTGATTATCTTGAATATATCCAACCAATCGCTTCAATCCAGCAATATCATCTTTCAGTCCTGGAACAAAGACATGAATATGACCATGATTGACGCAAGAGGCTGACGGATTATTTCCGTACTCAAGAAACATTTCTTTTAGACGCATGATGCGATCAACTTGTTCTTGCCAAGTTTTGGTTGGCATCATATTGACTTCACCGCCGAATGGTGGTTCTTTACCAAGAGGATCGCATGCACGATATTGATATGGTGGGTGAATGTTTACAATATCAGTTTCAGCATATTCCCATTTACCGAGAGTTGGGGGGATATCCATACGACGATCAATATCACCCCACTCAATTTCAGCACCATATGTAAACGTTGACTTATCGTACATGCTGTAAATCCTTTGCATCATCAATTATAACATAGTTCTTTCGAAAGACATTCTTTGCTATAGTCACATAGCAATTCATATCAACCTCAATAGGATCTTTGAGATCAGAACGAAGAGCAATATCTTTCGTTGAAGTAATTATACCGCCATTGGTCAAAGAAGTAAAGTAAATTGGACGTTTGCCGTTGCGATAGAAACGTAATTGTTTTTCTTTGTACAATTCAACTACAGCCATTGAAGCATTTGAAAATTCTACTAATGGAGACTTGTTTGCTTCAAGAGTATGAAGAATCAACTCACTATCGTTTCGAGTTTTACACTTGTAGCCATATAGACGTTCCCAGTTTTCTGGCATCTCTTGGCTGACAACGCCATTGTGAACAATAGAGATATTGTCATTGTACAATGGTTGATTAAATTCAAGATCAGATGTAGAATAACGGCAATGACCAATCAAATATAGATTGCCATCTTCGTTAACACAATTGTTTAGATCAAGTGATTCTAAAAACTGCGTGGCTGGTTTAGCGTCAATGCGAGTTTTTATTTCACCATCACGAACCCAAGAAACACCAGTTGCGTGTAATCCGCGAATACTAGACTCACGGAAAACATCAGCAAGCATTACCAAATCACGAGAACTTGGGTTCTCGATATAAGCACCAATAATTGCGCACATATTAACCGAACATATCTTCTAGAGTGGATGTCTTTTCTCTTTTCTTATCGTATTTACCCATTCTCAAACTATTACCACCATTTTGGTCTACGAAATCAAACCATTCATCGCTTTCCCACATGCCTTCAGATATTCCATTCCAAAGTTTTCTCTGGAGAGGATGTTCCTTATCTTTTCTACGATGCTCAACAAATTTATATCGTAAAGACTCCCATCTATCTTCACCAAGTTCAAGCATCTTTTCTCTCAAATAACAGACAAGACTTATACGCTCTGCCATTTCATCTTGCAGTTCAATAGGTGTATTGCCATGAATGTACTCATGATTATTGACGAGCAGCAGGTCACCTGGTCGTACATTCACGGCAATACGAACTTCTGGAAGAACAAGATATCCACCTGTATAGTTACCATTGTTTGATAAAACAAGAAGATTGCTTAATCCATTTGTAAAGTCACCAGCATCACGATGTGCTGCTGTTCGGAATGTCTTGTTAACTGTGATTGTAGTGAAAACAGTTTGCGGGACGAGGAATGCAGGATCGATTGTATCCGCTGCAGCACGTTGCGCTGCATGACGAGTTGGAAGCAACTCAGCAAAGCCACGATCAAGTGTCTGTAGAAATGGAAATGATAATTTAAATTTATCAAATGAGTTTTGCGTATATGCTGTTGCGCGACCATATGGAATACGAGGATACCGATCGAACCAACCAGCAATACCTGACAACACTACGTTGGCATAGGTTGTATCCGAAATATAAGTTTCTTCAACACCACGCGCTTCTTCTTTACGTTCTTTGACTGACATCTCAGCGACTCTTTGAAGCCACTTGTCAAAGTCAAATTCATCTTCTTTGACTTTTGCGCTCAACCAAACAAGACCACGAGACGATTCTGCATTCTCATACTTGGTGCGAATCGATTCAATCTCTTCTTTAACATTCACAGGTATGACTGAATTCTCTGGCTGCTTCTTGAAGAAGTCAAGAACATGTAATTGAAACTCAGTCACCCATTCACGACCACCACATTTCTCACCTTTTGGTCCTGCTGCAAGTCCACGATTTTGAGTTGGTGTTGCAGCCTCGCGCAAACCTGCATAAGCATCATCTTGCTCTTGTTTGCTGAAATAGTTTTTGCGAAACTTGAATGCGATATTATCTTCATGTTCGCTGCCAAGATAGCAATCTGTGTCTTCATTGATCACAGTATCAAAATGCGACTCGTCTAGGAATTGTCCTAGCAAATGTTCACAATCTATTTTTGAATTTGCAATAATTACTTTGGTCATAACTTTCTCCTGCTCATGATATTATATATCCAGCAAGGCGCAATGTCAACATTAGTATTTTCCGAAAGCCAAATGAAACTGTGGGGGCATTGCACCCCCACAGAATGTTATCACATTTTTAGAATTGGCTGATTAGCCCATCGTGACGCTGATAGCATCGCGGTAGAGGGTCTTGCGAGCACGCGCAATCTGACCCTGATCGAGATACTTCTCGAACTGCTTCGAAGGATTGCCAAGACGATAGGCAAATACCTTCTGACCACGCGAATTAGTGACGCGATTGGTGTATACAGAGATACCCTCATTGCGTGCACGATAAGCAAGATCAGCAGCATTGTCAACCTTGAACATTGCACGAACTTGGCGCGATGTTACAGTGTTGCCGTCAGCAAGATAAGAAACAAAAGAATCAAGAGCATTAGACATATAATATACCTTCACAAAACACCCCTTCAATAATATCGCAAGATTGGGGCTTTCCTTACGACATACTTGTTATTATATAATAACAAATCCCAAAAGTAAACTATTTTGTTTTAACAAAAGATTCAAGGACAATAACTTGGCATTTCAGCCTCTCATGCATACGCTTCATTGCAGCATTTAATTTGTCTTCAGAACCACCGTTCTTTTTCCAAGAATTAAATTCATTTAGAGTACGGTGACTCACAACCATGATTGCATCCCACGTATCCATTTCGCCAGCCTTGTTCGCCACAGCCCCAACGCCAGCATTATAACAAGAACCAGATGTAATACTGATCACCGCATGTCCAGGATTCTCTTCAGCAAGTTTATCAGTTACTGCTTTCAGTTCTCGTTTCGACCACACCTTGAAGTTACGATTCTTCATAGCGTCGAGAGTTTCAAGATGATCTTTTACAGATTCGATCGTTTTAGCAATTTGTTTTTTAGACCAGAAATCGCCATAAGGGTCGATGAATGCTTCCTTGAATTCTTCGGTGCCAATCTTCAATTCATCATGAGAATTTGCAAATCTCATAATTGCTTGCTTTAAATCATCTTTGCTGTTAGGTCTTTTACGTTTCTCGTCATGATTCATCGCATAGCCAAAATAATCAACATTTTCTTTCTTGAATTTAAATTCAGAATAATTAATATAGATTACAGGAACTAATGTCCAACCCGCATCATGGGCTGCTTCTATAGTATGATTGCCGTCAATAATTTCTTTATACCCATTATCATGAACACAAACAATCACAGGTGAAACGTTCTGTCGCGCTTTACCTGGATCATCCTTCATAAGTTCAGCGATACCATCTTTATGCTCATGTTCAATCACATTTAAGCGCACTTGATTTCGAGGCAATGAGCGAATTTCGCTAACCTTTTCATTTTCATGGATTTTATACTTGCCAGAATTAATCTGTTCACAAATATATCTGATATCATCTTTGTCAACTTTACTTTTTTCAGTCACATAAACTGGATCAATTCCAGCAATCCAATCTAGACCAACTTTCTTAATCTCTTCAGTTAGATTAGAGAAGTCTTTGACGCAGCCCTCACCACCACCAACTGACTGATTGTAAAATTTATCGTTCTTGTGCGCACTCACTGACTTCAACAAGAAATTTTCGAGAGTGATCGCGACAGATTGCTTTCCGCGATACAGAATGCTGCGCTTCAGCAAACCATAAGACCAGGCAAGATTGGCTTCTGGATCCTCAGAGGAGAAAACATAACCATCATAAATCTCATTGGTCTTATGATAACCGATATACATCTTGCCAGTTATAATATGTCGCCATCCATAAGTGATGGCTTCATATTTCTTTTTCGTCATTCGACTCATTATATCGCACCTTTGCGAGCAACAACCTTGTCAAGAGTCTCAAGAACACGGAGTTTGATCTGCTCTTCTGACAATCCTCGATTACGCAATTCTTCAATCTCTAACTCCGAGAATGTCACAGTCTCACCCCTATACGAAAAAGTGGTGGTGAGTGTACTGGGGTCTCTGCTCACAACCAATTCATATGGACGCGCTGCAGTCTCAGTGGCATCAGGAGTCACAGGAGCAGGAGTTGCCTCCGCATCAACCTTTGTGTAGAGATCCAAGAAGGCATTCTTGGTGTCAGCATCGAAACGATTCAAGCACATCTCAATCGCCTTCAAACGATTGTTGAAGATAGAGAATGCTTTCGTGATATGCACAAGACGACGAGTCGAGATGACTTCATCAACTG